TGCCGGCAACTTCTCATTGACTTATCCGATAGGTGTGAGTGCATACCAAACATATTATTTCCAGTTTGCCAGAACAACTGGCTCCGCATCACCCACATCAAATTGGTTGACAGTTATGGGTTTTGGTGTATAATACCTTGTTAGGAAAATAAAATGTCAACAATATTGGAGAATGGAGATATTCGTTTTGGTAACGGAAGTGTACAAAACGTTTCACAACTTAATAACTATGCATACACATATTCTAATAACTTATCTTTAGGAAGAAACAGTTATTATACTGTAGGTAGCAACGTTGCTGCCGGTCCACAAGGTAATATTTTTGTATTTGTTAAATCGCCGTGGACATGCACAGAAGATAATGGTTTAACAATCCAATATGTGACACTTCAAACTTCTTCAGACAGTGTAAATTGGAATTCAATAATTCAACAATATCAATACGCCAATGGTTTCAGAGGTCGTTATACTGCTGGTAACTTTTCTTTAAGTTATCCTATTACAGGTTTGGGCTCAGGACAAACTTATTGGTTTCGCATAGTCATTTCAACAGGAAACGCAAGTACCACATTCAGTCCAACGATTATGGCTTACGGCGTATAAAATTTAACTATAAAGTATATTATGTTTAATTATTGTCCCCCACGGGAACTCAGTGACTTAAAATCAGAAACCTTTCCAGACGGCAAGCGTTATTACACACTAGAAGATGGTACTCGTTTACCTTCTGTAACCACCGTTCTTGGTGCACAGAAGAAACAAGCCATCTTTGAATGGCGTAAACGTGTTGGTGAAGAAGAAGCCAATCGTATCAGTAAACAAGCAACATCACGTGGAACTAACGTCCATACGATTTGCGAGAACTATCTCAACAACAAGCCTGATTACATGAAAGGTATCATGCCTGATGCATTGGAATACTTCCTGTCCATCAAACCATATCTCAACAAGATTAACAACATTCATTACCAAGAAGCCGCACTATGGTCTAAACAACTTGGTATGGCTGGTCGTGTTGATTGTATTGCTGAGTATGAAGGTAAACTTGCTGTCATTGACTTTAAGACTGCATCACGACCAAAGTCCAGAGATTCTATTCTAGATTACTTTTGGCAAACAACCGCATACAGCCTGATGTATGAAGAACTTATTGGTGCACCAATTGATAACTTGGTGATTATCATGGCAGTAAAAGATTCTGAACCATTAATTTTTAAAGAAAGAACACAAGACCACATTGATGGTCTAGCTGAAGCAATTAGTTATTATAAAAGTAGAGGATGATATGAGTGAACCTGTTATTGTTGGTGATGCACCAGTTTGTGAAGCAAAAGACATGCTTGAGGCATATGAATACTTTACAACACCAGTTTATAAAATTTCTAAACCTCAATATTTGAATGAGGTTAAGAAGGTCATGTTTGATGCGATTGATGAAATCAAGAAAACAAATACTTTAGACCCAATCTATCCACTATATCAAACTGGTAATTTAACTGAAGAACCAAGTATCAAAGACTTTGTGGACTTTGTTGGTGCAACAGGTTGGAATATTCTGGAAAGTCAAGGTTACAATATGCAAGACTTGACTGTATTCTTCCAAGAGTTTTGGGGTCAACAACATTATAAACACAGCGCACACGAAGAACATGTTCACGGATATGGTTGTCAACTCGTTGGTTTTTATTTTTTAGATGTGCCTGAAGATTCTGGTAGAATGGTCATTCATGACCCAAGACCAGCAAAAAAATTGGTTAATTTGCCTGAAGTTGATATGTCAAAGATTACTATGGGTAGTACAGCAATCAATTTCATTCCAGAACCGGGAGATTTATTCTTTGTGCCTAGTTGGGTTCCACATAGTTTCACAAGGCATAGTGTTGAAACTCCTTTAAACTTCATACACTTTACGCTTGGTGTGAGTTACATAAAACCAACATTTGAGGTTGATTCTTTGGATAAATGCATTCCGGAAATTGTATGAACACCTACCACATAAGATTCAACAAGTCTAGAGGACAATCTGGCCGTGGTTCAATGGATCACGTTTGGCGTGTGTTTGAAAATGGTAAAGAGTATCTATTCAAACACTTTCGCATTGAAGGTCTGGTTGTAACAGATAGTGTTACCGGCAATGGTGCCGGTGGTGATGATTGGAATATGAGTTGTCAAGGTTATATGACGATTGATAGAGAAACATCAACCGCCATCATTACTTCAAACCCAAATTAAGACACAAGTTCCCATTCCCAAGTGTCAAAATTCCAATTATAGTTTTGACCATCGTCTGGCGCATGTGGTGCTATCTGCCAGTCATTTATTTTGCCGTTCCAACGATATGCTAGACCTTCAGGTGGCGTTGGTCTTGGATGTGGTGGAACCATTGTGCATGTTTCTGTATCTAAAGTCCATGCTGTAAAATTATTTGCATATGGCCTGTTCGCCCATGTTGTGATTGTTAGATTTTGCTTATAAGTGATTTCTTCTTCAGTCATGTCTTCTGCAAACCAACTGTCTTGCCATGTTACACCATCATCGGATAAAACATATGTGGAGTTTGCTTTCTGGTAAACACCTAGAGTTATACCAGATTCTGAAAATAAAGTTCTATTGAATGGTTTCCAATTTGAAGGAATTTCACCAAAAGCGTATAACAGATTTAACTGTACCGCTGGATGATTTACTGTAACACCATTCTCTACTTGAATATACAATCTATCACTCATATCATTTCTCACTATTAACTAACATTTGTTGAGGGGAATGAACGTGAAGAACCTGGCCAAACAATTCTTGCACCACCTTTTGCTCCACATCCAACAAAAGAACTGGATGCACCACCACCGCCACCGTAAACACCACCTGCACCATTTGTACCAGAGTTGCCACCACCTGAGCCGCCACCACCACCAGCAGCGCCGTTACAGCCCTTACCTCTTAATCCAACACCACCGCCACCTCTTGAAGTGCTTGACGTGCCGTTGCCGCCGCCGCCACCACCGCCTGATCCTGCTGAGGTGGCGTTACCGCCCGCGCCGCAATAACCACCTGCACCACCAGCATAGCCGCTTGTATTTCCTTTGCCGCCGGTACCTCCTCCTGTTGGACCTGCTGTACCGCCGCCGCAACCGCCGTATACATAGCGTGAGCCACAACATGTGAAGGATTGTGCACCAGTGCCACCATATGCACCGGCTGTAGCTAAACTGATAAAATAGGAATAACTGCCGCCTTGTTGACTGCCTCCACCAGAACCCACATAGACGGTGTAACTGGATCCACCACTGACACCATAGTTATTTCTCCATGCGGTGGCACCTCCACCACCACCAGCATAACCAGCACAACTTAGTGCGCCGCCGCCGCCTCCACCGATAAGAACAACGGACACACTACTGACGCCACTTGGAGCAACCCATGTATAAGTTCCAGGAGAACTGTATGTTGCACAGCCAGAAGAAGATTTGCCGTAGAATGTGCTAAAACTGACTGTTGAACCGCTACTTGTACCGGAAAGTGTTCTTAAACATGAGTTGTTCATGCAAAGAGTGCTTCCCGCTGATTTACCGACTTCAGCACCAATTTGATTACGTGCACCACTGCCTCCAGTACAAGTACCATTTAATCCTAATGTTCCAGAGCTTTCAATTGTCATAGTGTTGAGTCCGTTTATTAACTGTTTATATTTATGCATAAATACTGAAGCTATTTCGGTAATTTTCCAGAAAACGCTTGACATGTTTAACACTTTCTGATAGGATACTAACATGAAAAAACTTATTACTTTATTTTTATTGGCAACTTTAGCAACTGCGGCTTCTGCTGATTACTGTTGCTATCGTCCTCATCACCATTGGGGTGGTCCTGGTGTCGGTTGGGTTCCGTTGGCCGCAGGTGTTGTTATTGGTGCAGAACTTGCATCACAACCTAGACCTATCATGGTTGAACAAGCACCGGTCTACATCCAACAACCGCCAGTCTACATTCAGCCACAACCTACGGTTCAATTACCACCTCCTGGTTATCACTGGCAAGAAATGTTTGATCCACAAACTAACACTAAACGAATTGTATTGGTACCAAATCAATGAAAGTCAAAAAATTAATCCAAAAACTGAATCGTGCAGAATTTGAACATAACTTAGAAAAAGCCAAGAAATTTTGGATGAAGTTATTGAAGAAGTCTGTCAAAGGTAAGCACACCGAATCGGTGCGCTAATAATGATAGTAAACTTGGTATAAGAAAAGTATTCTGGACGGGAGTTCGACTCTCCCCATCTCCACCATAAAAATTCAGGCCTGCGCCGTGCGTTAATGAAGATGACTAAGGTATCACGGACATCCACATAATCTAAGCCTGAATTTTTATGATGGGGATGCAATGGTTTCGACAGGGTAACAAGTATTATATTAGGCTATCCGTCAGAGTTGACGTAAACACTAAATCAAAACAAACGCAAACGATGAAAAGTTCGCATTAGCAGCTTAAAGGCAGCTTAGGGTTTCGGTTGGTTTCCTCGTAACAGAATAACCAACCATCTTATCTTAACTTAAAGGAGTTTTTAATGAAGAAGTTAGTTCTATTGGCCACTTTGATGGCTGCATTTGGAGTTGCATCAGCCGTTGAAGTTGGTGTTAATGGTTCTATCGACAACTACAGCAAGAAAGACCGTAATGGTTATGGCTTGACTGTTGGTGAACAATTTGGTAAAACCAGCGTTACTGCTGAATTTGACCGTGAAACCAAACGTAGCCTAGACAAGTTCATTGTTGGTGGCGGTTATGACGTTGCTAAAATTGCAGGTACTACATTGACTGCTAAGGTTGGTGTTGGTTACTTGGACAAAAAGGGCGTTAAGAGCGGTGACCGTTACTTTGCAGACCTTGGTGCTGGCGTTACTGTTCCAGTTACAAAGTCTTTGGCATTGACTGCTGACTACCGTTTCCAAGAAGGTGACCACAAAGCAAAAGCATTTGATGGTAACACCGTTGCTGTAGGTGCAAAGTTCTCTTTCTAAGAGTCCAATAAGTTTCGGTGGGTTCTTACAAAACCCACCCATTTAACTGGAGAATCACATGCAAAGTAGAATTATACTTGTAGCAGTATTCTTTTCAGCAATCATACTGATGTTATCCTGTATCAACATTGATACTTATAATTTACCGTTCAAAACCACTTACAATGCACTATCTGACGAAACTAAAGTTCAGGTAAATTGTTTGGCACAAAATATCTATCATGAAGCGGCACATGAGCCATTAGATGGTCAGAAGGCCGTTGCTTTCGTTACAATTAACCGTTTACAATCCGGTTATGGTGATGATATTTGTTCCGTGGTAAAACAGAAAACAAAAGGAACGTGTCAGTTTTCTTGGTATTGCGAAAAGAAAGATGGTAAGGGCTTGCCAATCACCGATAAAAGGTTGTATAATGAAATCTTGGATCTCGCAACAAACTTAGTGGTTAACTATGAAAGGCAAAAAGATGTTACAGAAGGTGCGACATACTACCATGCAGATTACGTCCACCCTGGTTGGCATCATTTGGAAAAGGTCAAACAAATTGGACAACACATCTTCTACCGATCCAACAAAGACTCAATTGACAGAAACAAGGAAATCATTTAATATGGAAAACCAAAATTCAAATTTGAAAGTTGTTATCACATTATTGGCATGTATCACTATTGTTGCCGTATCAATAATCATTAGTTCTTATTTGTCAAACATTAATGACCGTAACAACATGTCAAAAAACATGGACTCAGCCATTCAAAGAGGTATTGATCCTATTTCTGTTAAGTGTGCATATGCAACACAGACAGATAACCTTTGCATGGTCTATGCATTGAAAGCCAAATAATGCCTACTAAAGATGAAATCCGTGAATTCTCCTTAAAGATTGAGGAGATTGCAGAACAGTATGACATTCATTGCATGGATGCTATTGTTCAACATTGCGAAGAAACAGGTATTGAGATTGAGGTGGCTGCCACCTTGATTTCATCCCATCTTAAAGCAA